CGGAACTTGGTTCTGGCGTGGGGTTTGAAGATTAGACTACCGGATGACTCAAGCAAGGACAACTTCTCTTGCACAGTGCGCGTCCGGACTAAGTTAACTATGTCGCTAGCTTTACCAGGGTCGAAGATTTTGAAAGGGGTAAAGTGTCTAAATTGGCTGACATAGCCTTTGAACGAATCAACATTTATACTAAGACTATTAGTAGCCGGTATATCCTTTAACGGCAGTACCAATGTCTGTTCTATGTTGAGAATCGAACTTAGATTTGCTAATTTCCTTGTAAAAGTTGCTTCCTTGTTAGTATGAACTACTACCTTTTTCTTCTTTCGCCATTGATGTACAATTGATTTATATTTGTGCTTGTTTACCTTCCTTGATTCAATATTTTTAATACCTTCTAACATAACAGAAAAATAGTGATCTCGCGTTTCGGGAGACTCATAGTTCAGTTTGATAGTATTAAACCAAGTTAGGTTCAACAAATAGTCACAATTGTTCTTTTCCACGTATCTTGGGATTCCCGGTTTGACTGCATAAACTAGAGAGCCGATCGCTTCTGAACCAATACCACCTAAATACGTAGGGGCCTGCCTTAGTTCAGAGGATATATCGTTAACTCTCGCATATATATCATTAAGTTCTGCCATATAACTAGTGTTAGCACCACGGCGAACACACATATCAGTTATAGACCTAAATGACTTATATTTTGCAACCAAATCGACTTCCTGTTTCGAAACTGGGTTACTCGAGTAAATGGAGTGAATTGCTCTAGCTAAATAACCAAATCTACCCGTTCTGTTTGTCGCCACTCTAAAAAATTCACCATTTGACCTAGAAACGTAACTCTTTAAAGGAGACACCGTAAGTAAAATGTTAGAAAGTATAAGTAAACACAACCAAGCCGAGTAATAGTTAGTACATTCGCGAGAGCTGTCATCACCACCAAAGAAATTGGGTTCATCATCAATTATTTCATTAGGGAGAAGATCTATGGCCATAGATGATAGAAGATGGTTCAAAATATCATTATTGATAGTCGTTAAACGTCTACCAGATGTGATACCACCTCTACCAATAAGATTTGTACCTTTTGGAGTCTTCTCAACCACCATGGGAGAATGGATATCTGTAACAGGAATAAAAACCCAATTGAAGGATCTGCCTTCAGCCAGGTCAAGTATAAGTTTACTATCCTCATCCGATAATGGTCGCTTGATCTTGCGATCTTTGCCATAATTTGTCAAAATAGACACAGTTAAGAACATGTCCAGATATGAATCATGAATAAAATCATTTTTTTCGATATCCGAAGAAGCATAAATTGCGCCATCTCGATAATTGTCGATTTGTGAAGCATAAAAATCTAATTGTTCAGGCGGAGTCATAGATGTAAAGCTGTAAGGAGAATTCTTGTTTAATACGCCCTCGAACTTGTAAGCAAAGTAACCTTCAACCAGACTAAAATAAGTAGGTGCTGAATAAGCTATTCTGACTTTGCCAGTTTCCATTTTTAAAATTGTTCTATAAGGTTGGAATCTAGCAGCATACAGTTCTTGTTTTGTAACAATGAGTGGTAAACTGGCTTTGGAACATCTATACTTCTTACCATTTGAACCGACAACTCTGATTTCAGAAGCTGCTCCGGCAGTAGTATACAAGTCCCAATTGTTCAAGTACTCATCAAAAGAAATATCCTTGGGAGATTTAATCTCACGCCATTCCCTATCTTTGACTTCTAACAAATGATCAACAAATTGCAAAGAAGTACCGGGATAGTTTATAGTGGTAGGTCGTAAGGTAGATAAGACGTCTTCAATCAACGATGGTGTGTACTCGTTATTTATAATATATCCTAATGAAGAAGATAATTCGACAAAAAGATACATCTCAACATTGAGCTTAGCTGACCAATAAGGTAGCCACCGCTTGAAAGATGTGTTCCAACCTTTGAGATATTCTCTCAGCTCTAATCCATTCTCTGCCTTTTGGGCAAGTCGAACAATTAGATCTTTAAGGAAATCAGGGAAGTCAACAGACTTTGAATAGATGAATAAACCTGTGAGCTCAAGTTCATTCCACTGGCACTTGACATTCTTGAGTCTGTCAAACCATGTGTCTTTTCTGTAAACTTCTTCGAACCTCAGAATCCTTATCCTTCTTTCAGCTGGACTAGTACCATAAGTAAACCCTTCGAAAGACACAACTTCTTTATAATTACGGACGATAGGTTTGACTTTAGTCTCAGCGAGTAGAGAAAAAGTATAAGGATAATCTGGGTGGAATTTTAATAATTCTTCTAATGGTGCATAATCAGGGAACTGATCAGCGAGAATGGATTCAGAATTATCAATGAAATCAAACTTTAAAGGACTGTTAAAAGGAGATACACTATACAAAGAAACAGAAGTTTGATACCTCTTACTCCCATACAAAGCGGACGTAGCCAATGTATTGAAGAGAGGGGAGCCGATATTGTTAATAAATTCACTAGGAGACTGTTGTCTAACTATTTGTGTTACTTTATGCTCTAAAAAAGTAAGAAGTCCTGAGACA